CTATAGAACTTAATTATATTATCAGTTTGAGTATCTGTATTTGTTATATCTACAACGTCTGCTCTATGAGGAGAAATAGTTGCCATACAATCCTTTCTTGCACCAGCAATAGAGATTAGTCTATTTGCTTTTGCTTGAGATTGTGCTTTATCAGACAGACCAGGACCACCAATTAGATAATCTACTTGTATTTCATCCTTATTCTTAAAGAGATTATAGGATGTAATTAGATTACCAAGAGTTGCTTGGTATCCACCAGTAGCAGAATAATCTGCTCCAGCAGTTAATGTGTAGGTGGTGTTTCCAATAACATTGAAAGTAATACCTTGTGCATTTCTATTCCAACCACCAGAAGCAGCAGTAATAGCTGTATATCCAGAACTAAAGTCTGATGCAGCTTTAAATCCATCTGAACCATCAGAAGGATCGTCTCCAGCATAAACATAGTTAGAATAAAGTGCTATGTAATCCTTATAGTATATCTTCTGTGGTGCATTTTCTGAGGAAACTGCATCACTTGCCTTAGATAAGTTTAAACTTTTCTCTAAAATATTACCCTGTATACCTGTTACATCTCCAAGGTCATCTACAACTACCACATGGATACCATCATTCTTAGATGATCTGTCTGCTGCCCAGTTAGTTGTATCAGGTCTAGGTGAAAGTGACTTCCAATAAACAGTAGAGTTAGTTAACCCAAGAGTCTGCTCATCATACCAGTCTTTAGCATAGTTACCTCCTACTAAAGCAAAGGTAGCAATACCTACAGCAGATCCATTTATAAAGCTAACACTATTACCTGCTAATATTGACCTTGCTTGATCACCTTGAGCATAAGTAACAGCAGTTGAGACTCCAGCAGTTGTAACCCTTTCTACTATCTTAATATCTGCAGTTGTTGCTCCAAGACCAGTGACAATACCCTTAAGATATCCTGTAAAGTTTGAGGTATCACCTTGACCAGCAACCACTTGGTTTGTAAGGGAAACAGTTACACCAAATCCAACACTAATACCAGCAGTAGTTCCTATTCCTAATGTCTGATCTGCAGCATTGTCAATTACACAAACTTTAAGATTGTTTGCCCAAGTACCAGGTGTCTTAGCAGCATAACCAAATGTCTGACCTACACCAGCATAGTTTGCAACATAGTCATCATAGTTCTTGATCTTAAGATCAGTTACATTGGCAACATGAGATCTATTACCATTAGCATTAACTAGATCATCATCGTCAGTTCTTACTACTTTAAGGACTCCTCCATAAGAAAGAAAAGATGAAGCACTCATCCAATATTCATACTGAGCATCAGTACTAATTGGCTTTCCGAATGTATTAATTAATTGGGTTTCTGTAGTAATATCGGTAGGTTCATCGATAGGTCCAATTTCAAAAGGACCAGCAATTGCCCCAATATTATCTAATACATTTTCTGCTCTCCCTACAGTCAGATCCACCTCTCTAGTTAATACACCAGGAGATAATTGTGGAGTCGCCATGTCTTCTAGCCTCGTCTCAGTTTATCTGAAAATATTTATTGTTTTCGATGTTTTCATTGGGGAAACAATCCATGAACATTACCAGTCTGGATAATTCCAATCAGTATGAGGTTGTGTTTTCTTTCTAGTTTCTACAATTCTTCTTACAGTACACACTTTACACTCATAAGAATATGCTGATGCTAATGTCCCTCTATCTTTACGAGTTAGATAAAATCCATCTATCAGATTTTTAGTTTCACCGCACACTCTACACTTTCTATCAGATAATAATAGATGTCCTAATCGAATCTGACTATCAATTTCCATTATAATACTTGAATAACTGCTACCACATCTGGTATCTCCATCATTAGTTTCTTTTCTATACCTTGCTTCAAGGTCATGGTGCTCATAGCACATGTCTCACACGCACCACCTAATTTTACTTTAACATATCCTGTTTCGTGTTCTATATCGTAAAGTTGTAGGTATCCACCATCAGCTTCAATATATGGAATAAGTTCCTCTAACACTTTGAGTACATTCTCTTCAGTTAATTCCATTATTCCTCTGTTGGTGTAGTGAAAATAATCAACCATGCAATTGATAATACTATTATAAAAAATACTCTAATAGAACTAGGTGATGTATCAATCATCTATATTCCCACATATGTGACATATCCCCATACTCATCTGTATTCCAATTGCCAGGAGTCCCTGCTAATCTATCTAGTTCCAAACTTCCATTATCCAGTGTTTTCCATCTATCTCCATCTGCATCTACAAAAGTTCCTTCATCATCTAATCCATCCATAATAAAACCAAATGGAGACATATCTTGTTCTATCTGATTCTTCTGTTCTTCATATAGTCTTTTTCTTACATCTTGATCAGTAAGTTCCTTAAAATAATCCTGTGCTACTAACCATGCATATATGACAAGACACATAGCAAGGTCATCATTACATCCCTCTTCTGCTTCAAATGAATTATGTTTTTGAATGAATGTTGTCAATTCACTCAATATCTCATAGTCTTTGAAAGTAACTTTGTCTTCTTCTATTAATGTTTTTAAGTTAAGAGATCCAACTTTCTTAACAGTCTTAGACATCTTGACTCCCAATTGAGTCTTCTTACCAGAAAATCCTTGCCCTACAATTTGACCTGCTCTACCCCTCATAGAACACATCAATAAATTTTCATACTCCAAATCAAAGTTAAGAATAGCAGCAACTTGATCTCCTACATCATTTACCTCACATAAAATAAAAGCATCATTATAACTCTTTGCTACTTCCCATATAACATTAGGGAATATCATGGGTTTAATTTCGTTGTTCCTAAATTTAGCAACAACCCTATGAGGGAATTTTGTAATATCAATAACTACAAAGGCTGAGTAATCTCCCCCTACTCCTCTAGCCACGTCAACAGTAATAACATAATCATGATTTTTTTCAACTATTTCATATACATCTAATCCAGCACTAGTGGTTTGAGGATTTTCATATATCAAGGCTCTCAATTTACTAGGAGAAATCAAAGTATCAACAGATCCTAAGAATTCACATTCAAACTCAACTTTGAATTGTTGTTCTGATGTATTAGCAATAGTAGATTTCTTCCACTTCTCATCCCTACCAGGTACTTCACTCCAATGAACGTCCGTAGGAATATACTCATTCTTAGATTTCTCAGCATCATGCCACAACCTATAGAAGTGGTTCATACCATGAGGCGTAGAGACTATTATAACTTTAGTACTCTTACCTGAGGTAATAGTAGGATAAACTGAACTGAAGAATGAGTCAGCAATATGGTTAGGAACAAAAGCAAATTCATCCAAGAATAGGATGTTGAATGACATACCCCTAACAGCAGATGCTGATGTAGAAGCAGCAAGAATCTTAGAACCATTCTCTAGTTCCAGACTTCCTCTATTCCAAGATATAATACCTTGTTGCATCCACTTAGGAAGATTCTCATAAGCAGTCTGCAATCTACCTAGCAGTTCTCTAGCAGTGGCTGCTTTGTTAGCTAGTATACCGACATTTACACTATCATTAAAAACAACATAGTGAAGTAGATATGCCACACAGGTAGTAGACTTACCAGTCTGTCTGGGCATCTTACAGATATTAAATCTGTTCTCATGGAAATTCTTAATTAACTTCTTCTGAAAATGGTAGGGTTTAAATGGTGTCAGACCTTCATCCAAACTAACAATCTTTACATACTTTTCAGCAAAATAGATTGGATCATTTTTACATGCATAGAATTCAAGAATTTGTTCTTTAGTAAATTCTTGTTCTACATTCGCCTTTTTTAGGTTGGGATTACCTAGATAAATGTTGTCTGACATAATAAACCTCCTACATCATTTCATACTTTCCAAACTTTTTGTCATGTTCCCTAGTCTTTATAGTCATATCTATAATCTTTTCTAGTTGCTCAACTTTCTTCTCTAAATCCTTAGTACGTTGATCCTCCGATTTGGAGGAGCGGTTCTCCTTGTTCATGTTTTGAAACTTGGTAATTCCAGAGTTTTGCACCAGGATACACTTTTATCACTTGATCCTGAACTTCTCTGCGTGATGGTTTTTTGATTGAAGGGAAAAACATCTTTATCATGTAATTTTTACCTCTCCAAGCCAAATAAACGTCAATAACATTTCCTACTCCTGCTCTTAATTTAGTAGATTCATGGAAGGAAATCATTATATTTTGATATTATTACTTTAATATTTAGCGTTTTGCTTCTGTTGCTGTATAT